AATTTCAATAGATTCTTTTTCTACTTCTTTAGAGTCCATGTCATCTTCAGTTTCTTCAGAATCAGGTTTGCTTTTACCAAACTCTATTATGTAAGAGTCATCTGTTTCTTCTACTGCTCTTATATGTTTTTCATCATTCTCAATAGAATCTTCTTTGTTTGAATCGTACTCGCTAGTACAGACAGCTAATCTTTGGTTGGAATCTGTAAATTCACTCGTCATAGTCTTGTCTCCCATACATCTAGTTATAAAAGTTTGCCTAGTTTCGTTAACTTTTGGTTTTGGAACAGGCATTTATCTATATATAGTACTCCATGTCCTAGTCTAGCACAACATCTTGTTCATCTGAATAGATTATGATGCATCTACAATTTATAACATTTCTAGCACCACCTTTGGCATCACCTGCATATTCCATTTCTGCACCACCTACAATAAAATTTTCATTCATATCAACAGTCTGACCATTTGCTGCTGCATGTGTAGACCTTGTTCTAGCATCATTAGTTGCTACCCATTTTTTAAGCATTTTTACACCAAGTTCAGATTCAACTGTTTTGTGATATCTATGATTAGCAAATGAAGCAGCGTTGTGTGTTTCTGTTCTTGCTATTAAAGCAGCCCTGTTTCTACTAATCGGTAAAAATTTATTAGCTACTTGTTGTGCAATTTGTGGCAAAGTAAGATTATCTGCTCTTGCTGTATCTATTAAGTTTTTAATTCTATTTGCCATTCTTGCTGATATGCCTACAAGCAATAATTGTTTTGTTCTAAAATAACTTTCAATTAATTCTTCAAAATCATGCGACCTGCCAAAAACATAAATTTCATCAGCAGCTTTTTTATTATAATACTTATCTTCATTTTGCTTGTAGATGACTCTAAAAACTCTACGGTAATGTGAGATCATTAAAGGAACTAAATCTTCATTTAGTGATTGTATAGCAACGTCTGTCTCATATATTCCATACTCTTTATACAAATGCAATTGCACTTTTATAAACTTTCTAAAAAGTGTGTTAAGTCTTTTATAAAATCTTTTTTCTAGATTGTTTCTTATTACAAGTTGTTTTCTTGCTTCTGCTCTTGCATTTATACGTCCTTGCCTAAATGTGTTAAATCTTTTTTGATTTAGTTTCATTTGCTAGATAATGGATGTCCTTTAGGAAATAAATCAGTATCATGTTTACCGCCTTTAAATCTACCTGACGATAATGCTCTTAAAAAACTGTTAACTCTTGCATAAGCCCATTGGTCAGGTGAACTTACGCTTGGTCGCACAGAACTTGGATTCGTTCTATAAGCACCAACACCTCTACGGAATACAGCTTCTAACATACGCAAATTTGCTCTTTTTGTTTTACTGTTACCATGTTTTTCATTATGGTCATCTACTTTTTTTTGTAATGCTGTTTTTACTTTACCTGATAAAGCCTTTTCATCTTCTTTAGCTTCTATGTGATTTTGTAAAGCAAACTCTTTATCTTCTTCTGTTATGATTTGTTGTCTTTTTTTTCTAGACCATGCAAACCCAGCATCACCACCCCATAAAGCCCATGCAATTCTACCTGCACTTGGATAACCTTCTTGCCCAACTTTAAAGCCTTGCCCTTGTTTATCAACTTCGTGTCTGCTAAAAAAGCTATACATTCTTTTTATGGTGGATATAGATAAGTTTTCTTTTGCTACTATAGAATTTGCTCTTGCTACACCAACAGCAGTACCACCTCTATTATGTTCTTTACGCCAAGCTAAACCACGTTTTGCTTCTGAAACCATGCTATCTGTTGGTACAGTGTTTATGTCAGATAATGCTTTTTCTTCTTGCAGCAAGAACTCTATTTCTTTATCAACCTCTTCTTCATCATAATCTTCTAAATCTTCTTCATTAACTGGGTTTTCAGGTTTGACTACACCATCTTCACCAAGCGGAAATAATGTAGCTGATATATATAAATCATCTGCACCCTTTACTGGTTCTAAACCTATAACCTCTCTTGCTTCATTACGAGTCATAATGCCTTCTCGTACTGCACTGGTTACATTTTCATATATCTTTCTTCTTCTTTCAGATAATGCTGGTATAGAATCAATATCAAATTCTAATGTTAATCTATCATCAAACATAGGTACTAACCATTCGTTGAGATCAGATGCTATTTTTCTAAGATGTGGAATAATAGTTTCTTCATATAAAGCAAGTCTTGCTTCAGCTACATTAGAATAAGTTTGGCTATCAGGCACACCCACAAGCTGTGAGGGCACACCAAAACATAAAGCAATATCTGTGGCTGCCATATTTTTTAAGTTAAGAAAATCCATGTCCTTTGGTGATAATCCCATCTCTTTCCAGTCAAAGTCACCTTCAAGCAACATAGGTCTTCCTGCATTACCTGCACCACTAAATCTATTGTTAAGGTCTGTAAGTAATTGTTGTCTTTGTGATTCAGATAAGTTTACTGCAAACCCTGCATCATCTTGTGGTTTAAATATAACAGCACCACTTGGTCTTGCACCATTTTGTAATAGATTGACGTTATGTTTACTAGACATATTAAACTGGTCAACCTCAACAGCAGCAGCACTCATTGGACTTAATCCATAGTAATCATCTAATGGATTCCATAGTTTTACATGTTTTACTTCACTAAAACCATTTTCTTGGTCAACTTGATATGTTTGTTGTATCCTGCCATTAATAACATATTCATACTTTTCAGGTATAGCATTACCGCTACCTTTGATGTTTATTCTGTCAGGTCTTAGTTGATGTAGTTCTTTTGGAGAACCCTGTTCACTACCTACTTTAAGTATATAAGCGTTACCACTAAGAAGCACATAACCAAATAAGCTATTAAAAAACTCTGAGTAGGATTGTAGAGGATTGGGTCTGTTAAGTAGGTCAATGATAGGGTGTTGCTCAACAATTTGATCTCCTGTTTTAATAATAAAAGGTACAGCACTTGCACCTTTAGATATTTCATTTACACATCTATATACAATAGCATTTTTTAAATAACCTTCTTTTGCAAGTTCTTGATATTTATATGTTTTAGCTTCTTCAGTACCAACACCAAAGTAACCCATCATATTACTGTTTTTTTGTTCTTGTACAGGTTGCCTGTTTAGAAGTCTTTGTAAAAAAGTTTGATTTGCCATTAGCTTATTCTCCAGTTTACTTGTCCTTTTGATTTGCTTAGTTCAGTTAATCCCCAAACTAAAGCATCTAATCTATCAGGACTTGGTTTTGGTCTTTCTCCAGTGTAAGTTGTCATCTGTGACTCTAACTCTGCAAAATAACCAATATGATGAACTCGCCTTTGCTCATACAACGCTGCTATAGGTTCGGCTCTAACCATTTTACCTCTAGTAGCTGTAACTGACTTATAAGGAACATTTTCATCAATTGTCCTTAATAGTCTTTCCACCAAATCACCACCATTATTAGTTTCAGCAATTATTCTATCAGCATCCCATTCATAAAATGCTTTAATTGCTATCTTACCCCATTTATCAGCAGAATACTTCCCTGATATATCTTCTAATACATAATACTCGTTATTTGAATCTTTACCAACAACAACTATGCCTGTTTCATCACTATCATCATTGTGTGTAACTGCTGGGTCTATTGCTACTATTATTTGTGTTAGCTCTTTAACAGTGTTTGCTGCAAGTCTAGATTCTTCAATCATTTTGTTATTCCATAATGCACCTTCAAGCATATCAATGACTTCTGCATAAAGTTCCTGTCTACCAAGAGTAGTACCTTCATATTTTTCTTTTAACATCTGTAATGCAGATTTAGCTAGATTGGCTTCATTCTCAAATGTACTACCTGTGGTCACGTAGCAGTCATCTCGTTCAACTAATTGTTTTATTATTTGTGTTGGTTTAGGTGTAGTCGTAATAATGCACTGTGGGTTGTCTCCTAGCCTTAGACCAAACATTAATTGGTCAAAGGTTTCAGGATATCGCCATGCTGCTAATTCATCACACCATGCTCTATGAAACTGCGGACCCCTCAACCTGTCAGGTTCTATAGCAGCAAATCCCATTATCTTGCTGCCATTAGCTAATCTAATCTCAGCAGAATTTTCACTGTAATGTTTTCTACCTCTACTAACTTGATAACATTCTTCAGGAATTATAGATATCAAACCACTGGGACCACCAAAACAAACTCTACGGAGATCACCAAATGTAGGTGCAACTACAGCACAGATTGTATCGCGATTAGTTAAAGCATAATGTGCAATATCTTGAGCACCTGTTCTAGTTTTCCCCCAACCACGACCAGCAAGTATTAGCCATATGTGAAATGGTACTTTAGGTGTCCTTTGTTTTGTTCTAGCTGTGCCTAACCATTCAGTGTATAGCTGAAGTGTTTTCTTCTCCGATATCTTCGGAGAGTCTATCCAATCGTTCCAAAGCTCGTCTGAAACTTTCGCTGTCTTTGACATTAGTATTTATATCCATGTTATCAGTAGCTTCACCAAGTGCTAACTTTGCAACTCTTTGTGCGTTTGTTGCAGCAGTTGACAGTGCTACTAGGTTCTGTGGTTTTACATCTGCATCAGGTGCAGCGTTTTTACTTATTACTTTTCCTACTTGTCCCATTATACCTTTCGCTATAGCAAGACATGTTTTATCAAAACTAACACTTTCTTGTATCAGTTCTTTTTTTCTTCTAGCATCTAATTCTATTAAATAACTATCTTGAAATCTTTTTTGTTTTATGACCCAGTCATCTTTCTTGGCATGTTTATATAATGTTGGTTTGGCAACATTGTAATCAGCTGCTAACTGGTCAATGGTAAATAACTTGCGACCACCTGTATTTGCTTCTATACCTTGCACAAACTTATTTCTTATTTCTTCTAATAAGGTTGGTGTTAACTTTTTGAAATCTGATTTTTTAACCATTTTTTATCTCTAATTATCGTTATTCTGTCTGTTTTAACCCTAAAAGTAAAGAAAACAGCACAAAAAGGGCATTATTTTGTATATTAATGTTTACAAATGTAAACAAATTAGCGATAATAGTTGTGTTAAGTAAATAATTATAAGGAGAAAAAATTGAATAACTTAAACAACAACTACCCAACACTAACAAATAGAACTTATGGTCTTGAGTTAGAATTTGTTGGAGTATCACCTAGAACTGTAGCAGAGACTATCAACAACCTTGATGGTATTGAGTGTTACTTTGAAGGATATCATCATACTACTAGACCATACTGGAAGATTGTTACTGACGCTTCTTTAGATGGAACTGGTGGTGAGATTGTAAGTCCAATCCTAAAAGGTGTTGAGGGTGCTAAGCAGCTAGAGAAAATATTAGATGCCTTAGATAACTTAGATGGTATTACTGTTAATGTGCAGTGTGGATTGCATGTTCACCTTGACGTTAATGATCTCACAGTTGCACAGATACAAACTGTGTATGAGAGATACGCTGACTATGAAAGCCAAATAGATATGATTATGCCTAGAAGCAGAAGAGGTAATAATTCTAGATGGTGTTCTAGTGTTACTAATACAGCTAACAGAATCAAAAATGTTAGAGGTGGTAGCAAACACAGATTAGCTAATGCAGCAGGTAGATACTATAAAGTTAATTTACAAAGTCTTACTAGATACGGAACTATGGAGTTTAGACAACATAGTGGTACTCTGAACTTTGATAAGATTATCAACTGGGTTAGCTTTTTAATGGCTTTTGTTGAAAAAAGTACAGCATTATCATCAGTTACTAAATCACCTAAAACAAACAGAGTTTACTCTACTGTTAGAAATGCAGTTGAAAATGCAGGATTTAACATGGAGTGGAGCAGAGGTGATAGCCAATGGAACGTAACTAATGCTGATGGTTCATATCATACATACATGAGTAATTATCAGTTAAATAATTTATATAGTGGTAGTAGAGAGTCTAGCATTGATAAATGTTTGTTAGTTGATATGTTGAGAGATAAAGAAATCTTGTCTGACTATGAGCATGGTAATTTTAACAAGCCTGTTGTAGAACATAATAGTGAAACAGACAATGGTTGGTTAGATGGTTGTGATAGTAAAGTCCAATCTTTTTACCATGAAAGAGAATTAGAATTAAATTAATACAAGGAGATAATATGAAAAAGAATATTCTAAAATTTAAAAAGAAACCTACTAAGACCATGCAGTATCTGTATGGTGCTTATGGTAGCAATATGAACTTAATGCAAATGTCTTACAGATGCCCAAATGCAAAACCTATAGGAAGTGTTTTTGTAAATGGCTTTACCTTGAAGTTTAGAGGTGTGGCAGATATTGAGCATAGTAAAGATGCAACAGTACCATTAGCTTTATGGAAGATTACTGATGCTTGTGAGCAAAGGCTGGATGTATATGAAGGCTATCCTAATCTTTATCGCAAACAAGTAATTACAATTCCCAGCCTAAAAGAAAAGTTTGGTACTGATAAGGTCATGGTTTACATTATGAATAGTAAAGATGTTTACCCACCATCTAGCCGATACTTGGAAGGTATTGCACAGGGTTACAATGACTTTGGGATTGATACTGATACTTTGATGTATGCAGTAAAAGATTCGTATAGCCAAACCAACGTATAAACGATATAGCCTTTCATGATCTCCAATTGTGAAAGGCTTTTCTCTGTGTAAAGAATAGTAATTTACCCTATACCAAAGGTATTACCCACCCTTAGATAATGCCTTCAGCGGCTTGTCCGTGCTTTGTTTTTTGGTTTTTTTGCCCTTTTTTGCTTGTTTAATAACAATTGGTATCCATTTGGATGCGTAAGCGTACCCACTGAACATTCTTAATCAGAAACTATTTGATTACACATAAACAATAATTTTTCAGCTGGATTTTCTCCTAAAGCGGTTTTAACAGTATCAGCTTCTTCTCCACTAAAGACTAAATTTAATCTATAAAAATTTGCTTCTTTGACAGCCATTTTTCTTTCTTCTTCTGTTTTAGCTTGTGCAACAATTTGTTCAACTTGTCTTTGTTTGTTTAATGCCTCAACAGTTAATGACTTAACCATGACACCATCATTTGTTTTATGCTCTACACCTGCTACTCCATCTTCCGCACTATCATTATCAGAAGGTATCCAAGCACCACTCCAGTCTTCTGCTGCCATTGCTTCAGGAGCAGGTATGTCTTCTAACATTCTTTGTAACTCTAAATCGTCCATCATTAAAGAGTCCTGAGCCCAGTCCAATGCACCTAAAGATTCTAGATCTCTAAGAACATTTGCTGTAAGTTCTATATCCTCTGAACCTCTTGCCCTGTTGTGTCGCAAAGTAGCAATCCTTGCTTGTTCCATAGTCATAGGTGTAACTACAATAGGAATTTCTGCATATCCAAGTTCTTTAGAACAACGCCATCTATGTTCTCCATCTACAATTCTGAACATACCTTTTTGTTCTTCATGCTCTACACATACGATTGGTTGCGTAAATCCGTCTTCAGTCATAGACCTTTTAAGCAATTCAAACTCATCTTCTGACTGTCTGTTTGGATTATATGTGTTGGGTACTATTTTATCATGTGTGATGTATTGAACATCTAATGCTTTTAGAACTGCGTTCTTTTTTTCTACTTGTGCCTTACCTTTAAATTTTGCCATCTGACTTTATCTCCGCTTTGTTTATGACTGGTTCCATGTACCAGTATTTATATTTACCTAAATACAAATAAACACAAGGATAGGTTTTTCCATTATGATTAGTGTATTCTTCTTCTACGCCATGTAATTCTATCATGCGTTTTAAAATTTCGTAAAGATATGGTTGTTCTTTATATCTTATGTACCAGTGTGGTGCATATTTAGCATATGTTTTTGCCCAAATCCATTTCACTGAATTACAGTGTTCTTCAAGACTTTTCCAGTCTACTTTTGACATTAGAAAGTTGGTTTACCACCCCAATAACCTGAGCCTTCTCTAAATTCTTCAGGTTCCATGTATGGTAATGCATTACATTTTAATGCAAATGGGTCTCCGTTCCATGTAGCCATTGCAAGTTTTTTGAAAGAGCCTATTGGATTTGCTCTCAATGAATTTATCTGTGGAAAAGGAATGGCACCATTAGCTCTTATATGTGCTTCTAATTGTTTTTGATAAACATGTTTTGCTCTTTTTGCAATCCATTCAGGTGCATCATTAATACATTCTCTTTTAAAACAATCTTCCCAAGTTTCCCCTTTTTTTCTACTTGGTTGACATGATATTTTTCCAAACTGTGTAACTGTTCGTATACCATCTAATCTATGACACACTCTATCAAACCATTGAGGCCATGCCTTTTGTGCCAATTGTAAATCAGGTATACCTGCTGTAGTCATAGTCAATGGTGCTATTCTTAATTTATTTTTTGATCTCCCATGTTTGACCATTACATCATATGCGTGATTATAATCCCATTTGAAATCTTGTATTGCTTTCCAAACATCACCATCAGTCCAATCGTAAATTGGTCTTAAATATTTTGTACCCATATTGTTTGGCTTTGTTATATGACCTTTACTAGAAAACAAACCCATTCTTCTATTTGGACTTTCTTGTACTCGCAATCCAATACAGGCTAATAAATCTTTTCCTTCTTTAGTTGGAAATCTATCTTTTGTTACCAAAGCATTTATATTTTTTTCTTCTATTTGATAAGCATATTCAGGTGGTTGTCTAACCCATTCCTCTCGTGGAATTGTTTCGTCAAATATCCACCAGTAAGGATTGTTTCTGTTAAAAACATTTACGACAGGTTGACCTGCCCATACATGATGCATGTTTACTTCAGGTCTTGATGCTACTCTATCTAAGTACTCATATGTATTTGGGAATAATATTTCTTCGTCACGATGTATTACATTAATTGGCAATTTACCAGCAGCATCAGCAGCCATGATTGCTAGTTCCATACATATTGTAGAGTCTTTACCTCCACTCTGTGAAACCACTATAGTATGGTCTTGTTCATAAAGTTCTTGCAGTCTGTTTAAGGCTGCATCAAACACATTCATATTTAGATTTAATTTCATTTTTGAGCCATCACATAATAATATTTAGCATTTGCTAAAAGGTGTCGTTTATTTAATAGTTCTGTAGTCATTGTTTGTACGTTTGCACTGTCTGTAATATTTGCTATTCCTAGAATATAATACCAGTCAAATTGATTTTTCTCCAGTTCATTGCATAGTTCTGAATATTTATATGCCAAAGGCTCAAAATCTATTCCGTTTTTTTCAAAACAATGAAGTTTCTTATACGGACCATTAGCATTTATAAATGTACCAACAAACATACCTTTTTCTGTAAGCATATCTTTTGACTTAGATAACATTTCTGTTCCAAAAACATCTGTTACAGCAAACAATGCAACACAAAAATCATATTTTTCGTTGTGATTAAAAACATCATCATGAATAAATTTATAGTTTGGATTTTTTTTACTTGCTATGTTTAGCATACCTTTTGATATGTCTAGACCTACATAATCTTCTTTTTTAACATCTATTAAATCAAGCAATAAACCTGTTCCACAGCCACAATCTATTAAAGAACCTAATCCTTTATATGGCATCATTTCTTTTATAAAAGCATTTTCTGCTTCAACAACATTACCTACTCTGTCATCAGAATAATCATTCTCATAATCATTAGCTATCATGTCATATATTTTTTCTACATCTATCATAGGTCGTTCCAGTTTATTTCACTATCAAAGCTAGGCTCTTTAAATATCCTTTTTTTAGCATCATATACAAATTTTGCTTCTCCAATACTTCCATACAAACCTTGCTCACGTATTTTTCTAGTAATTATTGATACACTATCATCATCAAAATCTCTATGTACTGTGACCACAGCATCACTTTGGTTGTGCCAATGACTTGCACCAGCTATATCGTAAGCTGTAGGCGGTGAATATCCACCGCTATTATCTTTCTGCATTTTGGTTGGATGTGCAACAACCCAAACTGTTGCATCATGATTTCTAGCAAACTTTTTGCAATGTGATATAAAATCTCTTATATGCTCATCTTCTCTTTGATTGCCACGTCTTATAGCTGATACTTCATTAAATGGGTCTATTACTACGCCATTGATACCAAACTTTGCACATGACTGTGATGCAATGTCTAAAATCTTTTCTATGTTAGGTATATGCTCTCTTGTTTCTATAAAATAAAAATGCTCATGTATCCAATCTAATGAAGCATGTAATTCTTCTGTATCCATTCTTGTTGAGAAACCTTTATCAAATGGTTTTTCTGCTACTATCTGTAGCAATCTTCTAATATGCATTTTTGTAGAATGTTCAGGTGAAAATAGTGCAAACTTCCAATCATGTTGTTTTGCTATTCGTACTAATATTTGGTCTAGGAATGTACTTTTTCCATGATTAGGAATACCTGTCCATACATGAAAAGTACCTTTTTGCACTTTGTATAACTTATCTAAGTTTGGGTATCCAATCTCTAGTGGCTTATCATAATTACCATTGTAGAGATCAATTACATCTTTAGTATAGCTGTTAACTGAATACAAACCATCAACAGGCAAAGGTCTCGCCCTGTCTACTAATGTTTTCAATGTCTTTGCACCATGTTTTACCAAAACATCATTTGCATCTTTACAATCTTTGGGTGTTTGTACAACCCAGCAAAGTTTCTTGCCATAACGATGTACCAACTCTTTATTAAGATTTTCACCAGCACCATCACTATCTACAAACAATATAATTTTTTTTGCTTTTAGTGGATGTGTTTGTAAACAACTAAATCTTTTATCACTTTCTTTATATGCTACTGTTGGCGGAGCACCATCAGGTAATGTAGTTACATTTTTAAAACCAACTTCCCACAAACTGAGAACATCAATTTCACCCTCAACAAATATTACAGCATGTGCATCTTTTACATGATGATAGTTGTATAAACTTTTTTTAGCTTTTGGTGTTTGTTTGAATTGTTTATCTGCAGTTCTATATTTTATATTGTCACATCTGTTATTAAATCCATTGTAAGGAAA